GGATTAGGGAGGCCAATGGTTCAGCTATCACAAAGCAATGAAACCTTTTGTCAAAGACTATTTGTAACTGGCGATCAACCACAATCCTATCTCGATGCTGGGCACGAATGCAAGGACTTGCTCGTGGCTTCGGCGGCAGCTACCAGACTGTTAAAAAATGTTAAAATCCAGGAGCGCATGGCCGAACTGAACGAGCGTGTGGCTAAGGGCACCGTAGCGACTGTTCAAGAGCGCAAAGAGATTCTCACTACCATTGCGCGGGACAAGAGCCCTGAGCGCACGAGAGCTATCCAGGAGCTCAACAAGATGGACGGAGCCTACGCTCCTGAGCAGCTTGAGGTTTTAGCTGTGGTTCAGACTCATATCACGGGCTACAAGCGAGTGGAGAGGAAGGGCTGATGCCGTTCAAAGACCCCGAGGTTGCCCGGGCCAAAAGTGCCGAACGGATGCGAAAATGGCGGGCCGAAGCTGTTACACCCAATGTTACACCCTCCGAAGCTACCACTCGTGTTACACCCGCCGTTACACCCGGCCCGGCCCCGTTACACCCTGTTACACCCTCCGAAGAGCTATTACGTGAGCCGGTAGCCTCGATACCCAGGCGCCGGCGCGGAGGGCTAAAGATGGGGTTTGAGCCCTGGAGGGTGCATGAAGGCCCAGTGCCCGAGGTAGACCTTGATGGGAATATCATACCGGAGGATAGTTAATCATAGCGGTAGGGCGAGTTGCCTGAAACATGGTGGCTCGGCCCTTACCGCAAATTGGAGGACTGAAATGATAATGACCCCTGAGGATTATGTTGAGTACCGACTCTATGCTCAGGGCATTAAGGAGCCTAAGGTGGAGTCTTGGGAGAGTAATAACAAGAGACTCCCGACAACGCCCGAGCTGGACGCTGACAATAACCCGATACCGGAGGATTAGATGAGGATACATGTCACGACCTCAGACCCATGGATGTTTGGGGTGGATTTTTTCCACTTCTACGCATTTTACTGCATAGAGGTTCATTTCTGGAAGTGGCATGTGAGGCTTTACGTGTTCGGATGGGGGCATGGCCCCTGAGCGGGCTTAGAGGGGGTAAGGATGGATGACATACTGCTACTGTTTTTGGTGTGTATACGGGTTATCTGGTTCGCATATTAAAAGGAGGTGCCTCCTGAATCTCTTGAAGTTAACCTGCGATGTTAGGGAGGATGATGTTAAGAGTATATCAAACCACCTTCGGCGGCAGTAAAGCGACACTGGAACAGCAAGGCAATTGCTTCCAGGCGTGCGTTGCCACGGTGCTGGGAATACCGCTTGAGGAAGCGTATGACTGTCGGGGCATCCAGGACGGCGAGGACAGTCATTGGTTCGACGACTTCAATAAGTGGCTGGAGCGATATGGGTTGGGCTGTATCTTCATTGAGTCTAACAAGGATATCCCGGCAGCCGTTAGCGGCTGGCCCGGTATCCATATTGCCGAATGCAGAAGTGCCACGCTCTACAATGGTGAGCGACATGTTGTCGTGATAAGGGATGGCGACTTGCTTCACGACCCCATACCCGATGCGAAAGAACAGGGGGAAATGCAAGGCATATACCTTTTTGTACCTCTTAATGCCGGAGATCGGATAAAACTGCCGTGCAAGGTGTAGTCGGGAGGGTAAGCACCAGAGATGAAAACCTACTGGACGCTCACGGGGATAATCTTAGGGACCTGGCTTTTGGTGATCTGGATAGGGACGTGTTCTGGTGCATAGTGGTATAATGAGGAGCTACCCGTTGCTCTTAGAGCGGTTTGGTAATATGTTAAGGAGGGGATTATGACAACGGTTAAAAGGGGTACATTGCTGGATGGGGCATTCCACTACAAAGATGGATGGTACTTTGCCCGGAGGGATGAAGGAAAGGTCTGGATATTTCACGTGTCTGGTGAGGCTAATAAGGTGATGGATGGCCTGAATGTCCAAACCATAGATATCGACCAGGAGATAGAGGTTGATGCTTCTTCATGGGCCAGTATCGTATCTTCGGTATGCCTGAGCGGTGATACGGCGGAGACTTACCGACAAGCCGTTGACTTCCATATGCAGGGTCAGAATATGGTAGCGGGAACACCCGTAAGTTCTCTCTAAGAGCGACAGGGTTCAGTATCGGTAAGCACCAGATACACCGGGAGCTGTGAAGGGGGATAGATGATAACTGAGCAACGGGCCGAGTTTGTCTACAATGCTGCAAGGCTGGCGGCGATAGGGGCCAAGGCTCCGATTGTGCCGGTCGAGTGGTCAGAACGTGAGGATGATTTCAAGCAACAGTTCCTTGCCGTGATTGAGCGGCAGTGTGGCCCTCAAAGGTCAACGTCCCCGGAGGAGTTGCACGGTAGCTGGATGCAATCCTACCTGGCCATGGGCTGGGTGTACGGTGAGCCATACGACAGGGAAAAGCGTATCCACCCCGATTTGGTGCCGTATGCGATGCTCGGGCAGTTGGAGCGTGATAAAGACGCTGTATTCGTGGCCCTTTGTGAGATCGCCCGGCAGTGGATTTATGAGCCAACAGAATCGTTGGAGGCCAGCGATTGCCTTTGAAGGAGGTGATGCCCATTGACCCCTACAAATAGGGACCTTTTCCCACATGGGCAATAGCAGGGGGTCCTTCCGAGCCTGCCGGGTAACGAGAAGGACGAGCCCGCATTAAGGGGGGATATGAAAATGCCCTGGGTTGTGACCCTCATCTACATCGGCTGCATCGCCTTTCTCGTCCTTTTCCTCGCCCTGTGCGTAGCGATTGTGTTCATGCTGGCGAGGTTGCTATGACCACCGTTGGGGGGCTCTGAGTGGTCTTTAGCCATGATGGGATAGCCACGGACGTTCATAAAGAGGTAAACCACGATACTCTCAGGGAGACACAGGAGCATCCGGGCTACGAGTGGCTAACCTACCGAGTCTGTGGTATTGAGTTTGAGCGGGGCAAGGGCGCAGAGGTACGGTATAGCAGGGTCTTTGATACCTGTGGGGATATTAACTGCGGAAAGGTGGCGGCGTGAAATACAAACTGGTTGAGGTTATCATTGAGGGCAACGAGGTTGAACTGCCCGAAGGCGCAGTGCCAATTGGGGTGTACCATGGCTCTGTCCCAACAGAGAATATTAACGTTATGAGTGTTGTTACTTTCTTGACCTACCTAGAGCCGATAGAATGATAAGCGAACTCGATTGGTGGGATTATTTGATTGTCATGTTTATCCTTGTAATGGTGGCATTTTGGGGGTATAGGAAATGACCACCGCCGTAGCCCCGTTCCGGGAACTGGACGAGAAGGGTCAACTTGTCAGCCTGAACTTCCATGATGGCCAGATAAGGGCTTTCGAGAGCACCAGGCGCTTTGTGGCGATGCTGGCGGGGCCGCAGGGGGGGAAGACGTGTCTGGGTGCCCACTGGCTGGAGAACGAGATATTAAAAGTCACTACACGGCTCAGGACAGAAAACCCCAATATCAAGGGGATTGGCGACTACCTGGCAGTTACATCGACCTATGATATGTTCAAGCTCAACATGTTGCCGCAGTTGCAGACCGTATTCGAGGAACTTTCGGGCATAGGTAGGTACTGGGCCGGTGAGAAGATCATGGAGTTGCGGGAGAGTCCCGGCCATAAGTTCCTGGCGAAGCACAAGGATGACAAGATGTGGGGCCGCATTATCCTTCGCTCTGCTGATGCCAAATACGGCTTGGAATCCGCGACCTGCCTGGGCGCATGGCTGGACGAGGCCGGACAGCCAGCGTTCACCCGGGAGGCTTGGGAGGCGGTTCTGAGGCGTGTGTCCCTGGCCCTTGGGAGAATCTTCATAACGACGACTCTCTACGAGTGGGGCTGGCTGAAGGTTGAACTATATGACCGGTGGAAAGCCGGGGACACGGACATTGACGTGATTCAGTTCGATTCCCTGATGAACCCGGCCTTTCCCCGCGTGGAGTACGAGAGGGCCAAGCGGACCATGCCGGCGTGGAAGTTCAATCTGATGTACTGTGGGATATACGAACGGCCGGCCGGGATGATCTATGATTCCTTTGACGAGACCACCTGTGTCATTCCAAGGTTCGAGATCCCGAGTAATTGGCTCTGGTACTCCGGCCACGACTTTGGGACAGCTAACCCCGCGGCTATGTTTTACGCCGTGGACCCGGCCACGAGCCTGATTTACGCCGTCAATGAGTATATGCCTGGGGCCCAGAGCGTGTATAATCAGACAGAGGAGTTCAAGAAGATTACCTCCGGGCGGAATGTCATCAAGCGGGTGGGCGGGAGCCACCAGGAAGCGGGCTGGAGGGGCGAATACACATCCCATGGCTGGCCGATACAGGAACCGGCTGATAATATGCGGAAGGTTGATACCCAGATAGGCCGGGTGTACGCCATGCACAAGTTGAACAAGATCATGGTGTTTGACGACCTGACCGCCTACCGGGACCAGAAGAGGGCCTTCAGCTACAAACTGGATGTTAATTACGAGCCTACCGAGGAGATAGACAACGAGGCCCGTTACCATTTACTCGCATCAGAAAGGTACGTATTATCCGACTTTGTACCTGAGACAGTGGCCAGTGGCGAAGCGCCCGAGGCCACGGACTATATGTAGGGGGAGAGATGCAAAGACGGTTCCCGACAATGAAATTATACCGCCAGTTGACGAAACCTTCATAAAGATGTGTGTTAAGGCCGAGGAACTACAAAGTGCTTGGGATAGGCAAAGCGATGATTTATTTGCCTATGAAGACAATTCGGGAGAGGGATGGAATATTGTTTCTGTACATGAACTAATGTTTAAGGGGGAGTTTACAGGTAGGACATATGTTCCTCATGCCTGGCTCCCCACCCAGGCCCAGTTATGGAAGATGGTAGGAGGATATGTTCAATTAGAAGATTTTTGGGAAGAGTTTCATAATAGTGATTATGATGGTTCTTGGTTTGAATACCCTAAGTGGGCTTTAACTAAAGTAAAAAGACATTACGAAGAAAAGTTCACCTCAATGGAATCACTATTACTGGCTTATGTCATGTCCCAAAAGTACGGGAAGACTTGGGACGGCGAGACCTGGATAGGAGACAAACATGCCGGATAACGTGACGATTACTTTCAAAACCCATCTTCAGTTAGGGGAGGGTCATCCGACATTCCCGGAAGTTATCGGTATTTTATTGGATGACGATGTGGTTATTACAACTACGATCTATGACAAATATATTAGGGCTATGGATTTGGCCTCTCCCTTTTCTCTGGATGAATTTACGGCAAAGTATTTAGTCCCCTTGCTCAGGGATGAATATACTTGGGAGTGGGATCGTGATGCGTCGTTACGTTGCTGGGAGATATACGGGAGAAGGTCACTGCTAACCGAGAACGAGGTGAGTCATGCCAGAAAATGATACCTGGGCACTAATCGAAAAGCGGATGAACGCCCTCAAGCCCCTTCACAGCCGCATGGACAGGACGAGGGACCAGCTCTACATGGAGGACTTCCAACTCCTGGGTTTCGATGGCAAGGCCGCCTTAAAAAATGTTATCAACGTCACGAGCAACGCCCCGAGCGTATTTGCGGACGCAATCAAGGCCGATCTGATGACCGCAAAGTGGCAAACGGTTGTCGAGGGAGACATCTCTCAAGAGATTAAGCAAAACATTGTGCAGTTCGTGGATGCCAGCTTTGAACAGGCCGATGAATTCCTGCTGAACCGATTCGGACTCACGAGCCTCAAGTCGTGGTTGGCCAGCCACGTTTGCATCCGTTCTTTCATAGGAGTGCGGTGGCTGGTCACCGAGAAGGACGGGGAACTTCAGATCGATTGCCTGCCGGTGGACATGCGCTGGACCCCCCATCAGTACGACAAGGATGGGTTGGCGTGGGTGGCCCCCATAAGTTTCAGGAATATGGACGATCTGAAACTGGAGTATCCCAATAAAGAGCTAAGGGCTGGGAAGGGCGGGGGCGAAGAGATAAACGATAGCGAGGTGCGCGACTACTGGAGCCGAAAAGTCAACGAGCTCTGGATAAACGAGGGCAAGGTTGTGAGTGGACCGAACAGTTCGGGCAAGCCGCCCTTCGTCATAGCTTCACCCCCAACGGGTTTCAGTCTCAGGGACAAGGGATTCCTGGAGCATGAGGCCGAGGACATCTTTTTCAATAACAGCAAACTCTATAACGAGTGGAACCGGACCCTGAGCGTTGAACAGACCTATAATATGCGCCAACTTTACCCGGCCTATGAGCGGGAATTTGAGGTACTTGACGGTAAACCCGCACAGCCGGCGCCAAAAGCTGGACAGGTAGGAAAGGTTAAAAAGGGAGAGAGGGCGCAGGTAGTCGAGACCGGGGATATGAACCGTGGGTCTGCACAGGCTCGGCAGGATGTCAAAGATGCCATAGCCGTTGGCGGAGCTAGTGATGCTGAATTGGGTAGCTCTCAACTCGACAGGCCGGGGATTTGGTTTACCAGGCAGTTTGAGATCCGGCAGAAACTTGAGGCCCCGCGGCTGGAGGCACTCCAGATAATGAGGCAGGGCTTGGCCGAGTTGAATATCGAGCAATTCATTAACGGCGGCATGGGCGAACTCATGGTAGGCAAAACCGGCAGCAAAAACAAGTTCTCTGCCGATATGCTAGGGAACCCATCCAAATACAGAATCACATCTCGCTTTATGATTAGTTCCAAGACACAGGAAACCGTGAACCTGGCCCAGGCCCAGTCAGCCATTGGTATACTGCCACTCAGCGTCATTCACAGGGATATCCTCAATGTCGAAGACCCGGCTGGACTTATGAGGGAATTGGCGCTGGAAAAGGCGAAGGCAAATGACGCCAGCATTGAGTTGATTGAGATGGCTTTCAGGTATGTGGACGAGGCCGAACAAATCAAGGATGAAGCCGAGAAAGACCTGAAACTACTCCAGAGCAAGAGGCTGTTCGAGCAGGCTGTAGCCACCATAAAGGCCAGCCGCCAACTGCTACAGAATCCCGAGATCGATCAACCCCAGGCCAGCAGGAGCGTTTTGTCGGGGGCTTTGAGTGAAGGGAATGGGGCCGGGGGTAACGGGCAGGAGGTGCTACCGTGACCGTTGAGTGGACAAAGCAAATGATGATTGATATTCTGGATAAGCTCATGGCTGATGTGGGCAAGGAAGAGCCGAAACCATCCATATTCGGGAGAATCGGACCCAGAGTGAGGGATATCTTCGGGAAAGGAAACAATGGTCCAGCGACGCGTAGTTAGTCCAGGCTCGGCTGGTGGGGGGATAGACGAGGAAGAGAGGCGGCGCCGGCGTAAGGAAAACGCCCAGTTCGTTGCGGGTGGCGGGGCTCCTGGTTCTATTCCCTTTCTTGCTGAGGGTGTGCCTACCGCCGAACCGCCTGTTGTACCTCCAGAACCACCCGCTCCAGTCACGACACCGACAGCGGCACCACCTACTGTTCCTCCCCCTCCACCGACCCCTCCCGTTGAGACCTTTGGGCAAAGGGCTAAGTTCATTGGCACCGAGCGTGTCCCCACCGAAGAGGACATAGCGAGGCGCGAAGAGGTCTCACGAGCCACTATTGCGGGTGAAGCCCTTGGCCCCGAGGTCGGCCTTATTCCCGGAACAGATGTCACCGAGGACGAACTGGAGAGGGCGGCCGGCGCACTATTCCCTGGTCTGGCCAGTGGCCTCACGGTTGAGGGCGACACCATAGCGCGGTTGGTAAGTAGACTCGCTACTCAAGACCCGCGAAGCATCATTGACGCCATCATTGAGCAGGGCAGAAGTCCACAGGGGGACATTCTACTCAAGACCCTGTTTCAGGGTGTGACGGACCGGGACATCGGGGAACTATTCGGAGACCCCACTATAGAACAGGAAGAGTTAGATAGACTGATTAAACTGGCCTTCCCTGGCTCATCGGTTGCACAGCTCGAAGCAATCATGGATTTAGCCCCCGACCAATTCTTTGAGGATGTGAGGACCGGAGGGCGTGTAGAAGCTAAAGATAGAGTCCTGGAACAGTTAGGATTCAGCCCCGAGGCCCGTGAGGAAATGTTGCGCCTCCAGGACGTGACAGTACCCGTGGATGGAACGGATAAACCCGTGACCCTTGAAATAGGTACGGGTAGGTTTTTTGACCAGGACGGTCGCCAGATTGGTTCGTACAATCCGATCACGCTGGAATATACCGAACTGCCGGCTGAGAGCATAACCAAAGACCTCTGGGATGCAGTTGTATTGAATTCTCTCGGGGCCTGGGACAATATCAAGGGCGGTTTCTATACCATCGTCCCCAATCTCCTCTACCCTGATGTTGATGACAATATGCGTAACATGATTGGGGATGAGGAAGCCGAAAGGCGGGATGCCAGGAATAGGAGAATCCGTGACGAACTCAGGGCCACGGGCAACGTGCATCGGCGCGAGTTTCAGGCGCTTGTCGAGAGACATCCCGAGTGGCAACCACGCACAAAGGAGTGGGCCGAGGGTGTGTTTCAGCATCCCATTTTGGCATTGGATCGTAACTATTGGGCCTATGAGTTTGCCAGCGTTGTGCCCTACCTGGTGGCTTCTGCTGGGTCGGCTGCGGCTGTGGCGATCACAACCAAGAGTCCTGCCTTGGCTGCTGTGGCCGGTGGTGCCGTCATGGTGCCCGTCGAGGCCGGGGCCATTGTCCAGGAACTTATCGATAATGGTGTACCGGAAAGTCAGGCTTCAAACATAGCCCTTGCCGCTGGTGTACTCATTGGTTCCCTGGAAGGCCTGGGGAAGTTACCTCTGTTCAAGGCACTATCACCGCTTCTTTTTAGGAAGGCTCGTACCGAGATAATCAAAGAAACCACCCGGTTGACGCTGGCCAAGCTGGCGAAGCAGGGCCTCAAAAACTACTCCACCATCCAGTTCATGGAGGTTTTCACCGAGACGCTACAAGAGGGTGTGTCCAATGCGGCCATCAGGATATTTGACGAGAACCAGGACTTATTTGAGGGTCTACCTGATATAGCCGCCAAGACCTTTGTGGCTACTAGCCCCTTGGCCGGGTTGGGGGTCGCTGCTGGGGCCCATACATCGTTCAGGCGGGCAAATGCCCTGGAGACAAAGGGTTTCTCTGATGCCGAACTGGAGGGCAAGGGCTTTCAGAAAGAGCCCGAGACCGGGAACTGGTATAAGCCCGTTGACCTGGGCATCGAGTCAGTAGAAGACCTGCCCACCTTGCTTGAGGCTGAAGCAACCAGAGGCGAGAGGATAACTGCTCGGGAGCCGGTCCGTCCTGGCTTTGAGGAAAGGGCGGAGGCACCTGCTCTTGTGGAGGAGCTTGAGGCCCCTGCTGAGGCGGTGGAGGCCGTTGCTGAACCGATTGTGGCTCCTGAGGTTGCCGAGGCACCTGAGATAACTGCCGAACAAGAGGCCCGTGCCGCCCTTGAAGTAGCCGAGAAGGTGCGAGAAACAACACGGGAACCTGACCTGATAATCAGGGCTGATGAAGTTGTCCAGGATGCTCAGAGAGACTTAGATGCAGCATTAGCGGCTAGAGAGGCGGCTCCTGCGGTGGCTGAGATACCATCCCTTGAGGTAGTAAGGGGTTTATCCGGGAAGGAATTAGACCGCGTTGCACGGGGGCCTGCGGCTGAGAAAATAAAAGAGGTTGCAGGCACAGCAGACCCTCAAGGTATAGCAGATTTCTTTGTGCGGGAACTTGGTTTACCCCCAATTAAGGTGGTCTCAAAAGTACGAACAACGGGCACCCAACGAAGGCATGAGTTGGGTGGCACAGCAGCGGTATTAGAGGATGGCTCGCTTGAGGTAGCCATACCAACTAGTAGGGAGGGTGTCTCTGAGGCAGAACAAATCATTGCCTTGCGGCATGAGATACAGCACCATATAGATAGGGTTAAATTCGGATTTGAGCCAACAGTGCCAACCCCTTTCGACAAGGAAGGGAATATAAGGCCCGGTCATTTTAAGGATTTTGAGGCATTTGAATCTGATTTCCCCCATGCCCTGTTATCAGGGAAGATAGATGTTTTGGGGCGCCCAATCACCGCTCCACCCATCCCGCCTGTGACTCCCAAACCCCCGGCGAGAAAACCAAAGGTCAAGGCCAAACCTGCCGAGAAGCCTAAGATTGTGCCTGGAAAGCCTCCGGCGAAAAAGAAGCGCACCACCGTTCCTGTGCCACAGTCTCAGGAGATCGTGCCGCCACCTCCGAGCACCACAGAGATAACCCCTGAGCAGACCACGGCAGTTCTTAACCTATTTAGTAATGCGTTACAGAAGCCTAGTAACGTAAGAAGGCGAGAGGCCACCCTGGAGTGGCGAAAGTTGGTTCGTGGTCAACGGGCCAGCAACCTTAAATCGAGAATCGAGAAACTGATTATTGAGGGGAAGAGTAACGAGGATGCCATAAGACAGGCCGAACGTGAAACCATGTCTGGAGCATTACCTGATATAAGCACGGATGAATTCCAAGATTTGACAACCGGCATGAGGGATGCCCTGTTTGGTAAGGTCCGGCAAGTTTTGAAAGACGAACCTTTTGAACTTATGTCCACCGTGGATGCACTATCTAATGCCCTTCAGGGAAGGACTATCCCCAGAGAGCTAGGGACAGCAGGGAAATCAGCATTTACCCGGTTGATGCGTGTATTCGCAAACGAACCGGAGATAATGGAAATGCTCGACCAGGGTGTACCCCTGGAGGACAGTATAAAGTCGGTCTTTGCTGATGAGGGAGGGGACCCGGTTCAACTCGATCAAGAATGGCTGGACTATGCCCGGAGTCTTCCGCCTGTTCCACTTGCCAAGGAAGGTTTTGCGGAGTGGCAGGGGCTATTGCTTGGTTCAACCGACCCAACAGTTCAAGAGATAGGCCGCACTTATGAGGAGAGGCGACAGGGGCTATGGAATGAGGAGTTCAAACCTCAGACCGTCGAGGACACACGAAGCCAGTTAGAGAAAGAATTTTCGGCCACCAAACTGCGACTGGGTATAGCCCTCGATGAAGGGCGTATAACACAGGCAACCCACGACGTAGAGATGGCGATAGCCAAGGAAACACTAGCAGCATATCCTCCAGTCACTCGTTATGAGGCCCCCATAAATTCTGCCCTTAATCCACCTTTCGGGCAGATAGAATTGGGGGAAGTGTTTGTGCCGCGCTCCGTAGAAGATGCTCGTACTGAGGCCGAGAAGGTATTTGCTGCTACCAAGCTACGATTAGGTATAGAGCTGGATGAAGGCAGAATAACAGCCGAGTTGCATGAGGTGGAAATAGGTATAGCTAGACAGGTACTTGCCGCATATCCTTCGGTTTCCCAGTATAGGAAATCTGTTAGCGATGCCTCGGTTCAACCGTCCATGATACCGATTAAGGATAGGGCTCTCATTGTAAGGGCCTTGAAGATGGTGGGCTGGACAGCTATTGATATTGGTAACTTCATGCGGGCTAATCTAGCCTCATTCGACCTCTCTTACTGGAGACAGCAGGCCCCTCTCATCGTTAATAATATACCCCAATTTATCGATGCCAATAGGCAGGCATGGCACTCAATCTTTAGCCAAAGAGCGGCAGAGGCTTCGGAGACACTCATCACCAAGGACCCGTTGTACCAGTTGTATTTAGATGCGGGGTATGACTTTCTGAGGCCGTTGGATTTACCAAAGGGAACCTCTCAATATAAGGGTGTTGAGGAGTTCGGGTTCTTGGGAGCTGATAGGCCCATACCGAGGTTTACGGCAAAGATACCTTGGGTCAAGATATCGGGTAGGGCGTTTATTACAGGTACTAATGCACATAATTGGTTGATATTCAAAAAATATCACGCTGCAATGCTCAAGATCAATGAGAGATATGCCTCTGGTGAACTGAAGGCCAAACCTGGGGAGGGCTTCAGCATAGAAGCAAACATGAAGGACTTCGCCCAGAAACTTGGTGATATGACGGGCAGGGCCCAACTTGGCAGAGCCGAGCAACTGGCCCCTGCTGCTAATGCCCTGTTCTTTTCCATGAGGCTGAATCTTGGTAGACTATTAACCCCCCGGCATTTGGTATCCTCGAATAAGTTTGTGAGGGTTGAAGCCTGGAAGGATATGATAACCTTCATTAGTACCATCGGTGGGATACTCGCTTTAGGGGCATCGCAAGATTGGTGGGAAGTGGAACTTGACCCTAGAAGTACGGACTTTATGAAGGCACGTATCGGTAACACCCGTATTGATCCTTGGGGTGGCTTTCAGCAATTCGTAGTGTTTTTTAGTCGGATAATCACTGGGACGGGAATAGTTTCAGCCACGGGGCAGAAATACGTAGCTGACCCAATAAGGACTACAACAAACTTTATTAAGACCAAGGCGTCTCCCCTGGTTGGTCTTCTGAGAGAGGGCGTGACGGGCAAAACATACTTTGGCGACGAGGTGGATTGGAAAGACCCCGACCAATGGATTGACAGACTTGCCCCATTCGCCATCGCGGACATCTGGGAGGCATGGCAGGATGTTCCCAGCACTGCTGGACTGGTTGCTTTGCCCACAATATTAGGAGCAGGAACGCAGACGTATAGCGGTGACTGGGCAGAAAACATCACCCGGTTGGGTGAGTCCAAGTTCCCCGAGAATGTGCCCTACAGTATTTTGGATCCCGTATATGATGGAAAGGATTTCTGGTCAGACCATGCGGGTGAATTCAAGGGGGTTGACCCAGAGGAGCTAACACCCAAGAAAGGCTTTGCCCCAATAATAAAGGGCCTTGCCGTAGCCCAGGCCATCCGTGAAGAGACAGCGGACATAACAAAAACCAAGTTGGTGTCCGTGAATGCTGACCCCTCAAAGGGTGATACCTTCATTCAATTCCACGAACAGTGGAAAGAGCGCCAGAAGATTACCGATGAGGAAAAGCTCAAAGAGTTCGATGCTGACGAAAGAACCCGGAATGCCCATCTTGGCAACTTCACTCCGAGAGAGTTTCAATTGCTCAAGAAGTTCCATGCGATGTCAAAAGCGAGACAGGATAAGTGGAAAAAGGAGAATCCGGAGGATGCTGCCGAGATATTCAATAACCCATGGGTGGACTGGTTGAAGGCCAATCCAGAGGAGAATGCGGCACTTGCCGTTTTTGGGCAGGCAAAGATTCAAACACTGGAGGCCTATGATAAGGCGAAGGCTTTGGCAAAGAAGTGGGGTATGCCGGTAGATTCCATAGGTTATCTGCCCCCCAGGAAGATAATTGAGAGTAACTTTGAATATCAGGACGCTGAGGAAGAGTTCAGTCCCAATAGCGCAGAGACAAGATTGATTCTCGCCAAGGATGACGAATACCGAAAGTGGCGCAAAGACCAGTTTGGCGGATTCGACCCGATAGAGACGCCAATTGCCGCTCTTGAACTTCAGGTGGCTAGTCGGGAATTGAATGACCAGGAAGATCTCCTACGCGAGACCCTACCCGATATATCCGATAAGGATGACCCCAAATATAAGACGGGTCGCCAGTTTGCCATCGACAAACTCAAGGATGATAACCCGCTTTGGGTGGACGATCAGCGCCGCATAGAGGCCATCAAGAAGGGCACCAATGATGCACCGGTGCCACAGGAAAGGATTGAGGGCCGGGTGGAATACGGCCGGCAGACTGACGAGGATGGCGCCGGCAGCTCCGAGACAAGGGTTTGGCTGGCTGACCATATCGATGATTACCGTTGGGCCCTGGAAAACGACCTACTCACCGATGATGGTGGCTTGCCAGAGGCTGAGAGAAGTGGCAAACACGATGCCTGGAATATCCCTGTCAGTAGGATAACGGCCAAATGGCGCGAGGTGGACGAGCTCTACGAGGCCGTGAACAAAGACGACCAGAACGCCGTTGACGCCTTCAAAGCGGCTCACAAGGAATGGAATGACGACAACCGGAGGAAGGAAGCCTTTGGCTGGGACAGGGATATTGACCCCAGGATCGTCGAGGCCCATGTAAAACAGGGCAAGATACAGGATGAGTTTAGTGATAACAGCGCCGAGGCTAAACTGGCTCGTTTCGATGATAAGAGCGGCCTTGAGAGGTTCCGCACTGACCCTGCCAACGCAGAGGAATCCTTTGCACTCCAACCCATAGACCCGAAGGACGTTCCCAAATGGAGGATAGACGCAGCCAACAGGGAGAATGACGCTCAGTATGATGCCATCAAGTTCGATGATAACTCAAAGCAGAGGGCCGAGCGGGATGCATTCCTTGACGAGAATCCAGCCTATGCGAGAGACCGGAGAGAGAGACAATTCTACGAGATAGGTCTTGAGCTGGATGATGACCGCATCAACCTGCTCAAACCCTTCGCTGACTACAAACTTCTTCCCACCAAGGGATTCAGAGGGGAGCGGTTCCTCAAGGAGCACCCCGACCTTTACAAGTTGCTTCTGGATGAAAAGGCTATGAAGGGTAATGCCATCACCGCCATTGACTTCAACCGAATCCCTAACGTGAAGTTCGATGAATTGTCCGAGAAGTGGGAGACTCAGCTCGATCAGTACGATGCCATACCGGATAAATACCGGACGCTGACTGACCGGAGCGTGGCAGAGGCAAGCATCAAACGTGACCGGGACCGCCTGTTCCAGCGTGAGTTCGGCTTTGAGGAAGCGTTCTACAGGCGGGAGGGCTATGGCATCCAACTCGACCGGGGGGGGCTTGACCTTATCAGGAACCACGTCACATACAATCTGTTTGAGTCCAAGGGCATGGAGCAGGAGCTATTCCTGAAAAAGCATACGAAGTATTGGAATGCCATTGGAGCAATCATCAACCCGGATGCGCCGAGAGCGTGGCACTCTGACCTGAGAGATAAGCCTATCCAATCTCTGGATATCGCCGTGAGATTCCAGCGTGAGTTCGACCAATATGCCAGCTACTCCGAGAGAGGCACGAGGTTCTACGAGCCAGACGAGAAACAAAGGGAGATTGCCCGTAAGCAATTCCTTCTCAGTAATCCGAAGTTTGCTCGTGAGCGCAGGGTAAAAGAGGCCTGGGACCGAGGCGTTAGCAGTAAACATGTGGACAACTTCGCTGACTACGCTTTGATTATTGAGAGGGGCAAGCCTGAAAGGGACGAACTCTTTTTTGAAGATAACAGATACCTTCGAGATCATCCAACTTATTATAATGAAGTATGGTTACAACTGCTGGGCAATGGCAGGCAGGACTTCAATAAGATACCGTCAATGAACTTTGAACTATCTTTCAATCAGATATATGCTCCGATTAAAGGGGCTCCCATAGAGGATGATTCTAAAGAGGGCAAGAAGTCACGGTCTGAGGCGGCTAAGAAGCGCAAGCAGTTCCGTAGAGACTTCCCATGGTTCGATGAAGAGGGGGCCCGGGTAGGCTTCTGGAAGTCCCTGGAGGAGCAAAAGGGTGGCCGTGGGCGTAGGGGCCGTGACGTTACTCGGGGGCTCGTATGATAGATTCTGAGGGTCGTCTGCGGTGCGATAAATGCGGGACAGTCATTGGTGAATATGTCCTGGGCAGGGCTGTCATCAAGTGCTGGCGCTCTCATTGCAAGCATCTTAACATCTTCAAGGTTGACAAAACGGAAAAGGTGGTGGTAGAATCTTAGTGGTGGGTTGGTGGTAACAGCCGTAAAATACACTAGCTAGCTAGATATTTCCCGCCTACTTAACAAAAGAATAGCAAAAGAGCTACGAGTTAGCCACCTTTTAATGAGATGCAGAGTCATCCAAAGGGTGGCTTTTTTTATTGGGAAAAACAAGGAGGTTACATCTAATGGACGGACCGACACAGGACCAGGACTCTTCCTCCGGGGACTCTTCTGGCGATGGAGCGGGAACTTCAAACCTGAAGTACACCGAGGAGCAGGGGAGAACCATGGTGAGCGATGCCCTTGCCGCCGCTGGCAGGACAGACGCAGACCTTGGGGCCCGGGAGCAACGCCTAAAGGACGGTGAACTGAAAACCGCTGATGATAGGGCGGCATGGCGAAGGGAACGGGATGACGCTGACCTTGAGGATGCCAGGGACGACCCAGCGAAGACGACATCTGTCAACGCAAGGATAAAGGCCGGGGCCCAGGCCGATAAGATCGCAAGCCAAGATCAAGAGATCGAAAGGCTAAAGGCTGAGGGAACTGCCGACAAGACCAAACTGGCGGAGGGCACCAGTAAGGAAAGCGCCGCCACCCTTGCCACAAAGTACGGTGTTAGCGCCGTAACCCTTCTTGAGTCCACGGACGGCTCCACTGCCGCGATGGACAAACTGGCAAAGCAACTGCGTCCGGTAGGCGAGGCGCAGGAACCCTACTCCGGGATAACCGAAGGGGGAGGAAACACCACCGAGGGTGAGATTATGGACGCCTACAATGCAGACCCCAAAAACCCGGCCGCCCGCGCCGCTTACAACAAGTTGCGCGAGGACAAGGGATGGGTCTGATTTCTGAGGAGGTAATATGCCAATACAGTCAGCAACCACCGGAAACCTTGAAAACGCACAGCGCATAGCGATTGCTGAGGCCCGATTCACAGAGGAGCATAATATGCCTGTGGCCGCCGTTGTGGAGCACATGACGCTGAAGCAGGGCGAGAAGCAGGTTACCGTGCCCAAGGTGGCCCAGATGAACGCCAGTGACCTCGTTGACGGTGAGGACATGGTGGACAGCGAGGACATCGGTATGACCACCACGGACCTCACCACGGCAGAGGTGGGTCTGAAGGTCATCCTCACCGACAAACTTCTGAGGCAGGAGAATGAGTCGGTGTTCCGTATCGTTGGCCGGCAGATGGGCGATGCGATGGCGAGAAAGAAGGAAGAGAAACTTATCGCCCTGTTCTCGGCCCTGAATGGTGGTGCCAATCTGGGGGCGGATGACAAGAACATGACGGCCCAGAACATAGGGGCCGCCATAGCCATCGCCAAGACCAAAAAGTTCCCCAAACCCATCTCCATTATCCACCACCCCAACGCCGTCTTTGCGCTCACCTCCAGTCTGGCGCCTGTCGGCTCCACCGCTGCGGTCAACATCCCTCGTGGCTTCTCAGAAGACCTACTGAGGGACTTCTTCGCGGTCAAACTCAGCCAGATACCTATATTTGAGACTGGGAACATCGAAAAGATCACCGGTTCGGACAGCGGATACGGTGCCATCCTCTCCAGGGCTGCCATGGTGCTCATTGAGTCCAAGGGGCAGGAAGTGGAGAATGAGCGGGATGCTTCCCTGAGAGCCTGGGAGGCGGTAATCACTTCCGACTACGGGGTATTCGAACTGGACGATGGCTACGGGGCCCCGTTGCGCTTCGAGATCGGCGACCCGAGCACCAGTAACTAAGGGGGATAAATGGTTGCGACGACGCTGGAAAAGAAACTGCTGGCGGAAGAATTGAAACGGGAGGGTTTTGTCATCCGTGACCTTGGGAACTGGCCTCTGACGGCCACGTACTTCAAGCCGGATGGAGAAGCACTGCCCAACCTTCCGGCCGACCCCTACAGTATGTATAGGTATCGAAGGAGGGGGCTTTCGCTGGTGCCTCCAGTAATGGTAGCTCCGTTGTATGAGTCTCCAAATCCCAAGGTACGCAAGAAAAAGAAAAGCCGTCGCAGCCAAACGACAGGAGGTAACTAACCATGGGTTCTTTTGACAACACCATTTGGGGTAGTGAAGGGATGCAGTACCTCAATGAGGAGAACAAGAATCATCCATTCGGCACGATGCTGAAGTTCATCGATGGCCAGGAGTTCATCTACGCCCAGGCTGGTGGATTGGCACTGGCTGCCGGAACCCTGCAACAGCAGGCGGTGGTGGTCTCCGGACATGAGGCCGACCTCGCGGTGCCTACCGCCCGGTCAGTCGGTGATACCACCGTTACCCTCACCAACTCGACCACGGCCATCACGGCGAACCAGTATGCCGAGGGCTACCTGTTCG